AAATGGCAATACCAGATTATTTAACACTTGGTGATTATAATGGAGTGACAGAGGTGGCGTCAAGTACCACCTTTTATGCTACAGGTTCAAAATCCGGTGCAGGATTTATTGTTGAAAATGCAACAAATGTAGTAATACATTGTGCTAGTGGTGGAACTTTAGATACTGATCAAGTTACCACTAAAACACTTTATCCGATAGGTGTAAAGAAAGTCGTAATTGGTGCAACTGGTGTAGTTCACGTACTACATAGATAAGGAGTGAATATGAAATATCTTTGGATATTATTGCTATCCATCCCCTTATTTGGACAGATAACTTATACCGAAGCAGAAGCGTTGGAAATGATTAAACAACGAGATGCTCAGTGGGAAAGTAAGTTAGGAAAATTACAAGATATAGATAGTGTAAAGACAATACAGATTGGTCAATATGAAGAATTGATTGAAAAGTTAGAAAATCAATCAAAAACTGATTCTACTTTATTGTTAAAAAAAGATAAACAAATAGAATCCTTGAAGGAACAAAATGAGGCCAACGAAGAATTGGCAAAGTTAGCAAAACCAAGTTGGTATGAAAATAAATGGCTATATTTTGCATATGGATCAGCAGCAATAATTATACCAACTTATTTGGGTATTAAAATAGTAGAGGTAGCGAATTAATGAGTAATATGAAAGAAGTCATTAAAAAGGAATATTTAAAATGTGCACAAGACCCTGCATATTTTCTAAAAAAGTATGCTATTATCCAACATCCAATGAAGGGTAAGATACCATTTTCCTTATATCCATTTCAGGAAAAAATGATAAATGATTTTAATAATCATAATTATAATGTTATTTTAAAGGCCCGTCAGTTAGGTATATCTACACTTACCGCCGGTTACGCGTTGTGGATGATGACTTTTCAGACTGATAAGAACATATTGGTTATTGCAACTAAACAAGATACAGCCAAAAACCTTGTAACGAAAATCCGAGTGATGCACGCAAACTTACCGAATTGGGTAAAGTCAAATTGTGTTGAGGACAACAAATTATCATTAAGATATAGTAATGGCTCACAAGTAAAGGCAATATCAAGTACTGAAGATGCAGGTCGTTCAGAAGCATTATCACTTTTGATACTTGACGAGGCAGCGTTCATTGAGAAAATAGATACAATATGGACTGCCGCACAAAGTACTCTTGCAACTGGTGGTCAATGTATAGCATTATCTACACCAAACGGTGTAGGAAATTGGTTTCATAAAGTTTGGGTAGAAGCAGAAGAAGGAGAAAGTGATTGGAATTTTATAAGATTACATTGGTCATTACATCCAGATAGAGATGATAAATGGAGAGCAGGACAAGAAAAACTTTTGGGACCTTCAATGGCAGCCCAAGAATACGACTGTGACTTTATCACATCAGGTCAAACTGTAATTGATGGTGCTATTTTAGAAGAATATAGAAATAAACAAATTGAAGAACCGATAGAAAAACGTGGTATTGATAGTAATTTATGGATTTGGAGACAACCAAATTATTCGAGAGATTATGTTGTTTCCGCAGATGTTGCTCGTGGTGATGCATCGGACTTTTCTGCATTTCATGTTATAGATATAGAGAGTATGGAACAAGTAGCAGAATATAAGGGTAAGATTTCTACAAAAGATTTTGGTAATCTTTGTATGAATGTTGCTATAGAGTATAATAACGCGATATTAGTTATTGAAAACTCGTCTATTGGTTGGGCAACAATTCAACAGGTTATTGATAGAGAATATGATAATTTATTTTACTCATCAAAAGATTTACAGTATGTAGATACTGCAAGACAAGTAACAAATAGATACAGACATAAAGATAGACAAATGATCCCTGGTTTCAGTATGACTATGAAAACAAGACCATTGGTAATAGCAAAATTAGAAGAATATTTTAGAGAAAAATCAGTCATAGTACATTCTAATAGACTGATTGATGAATTATTTGTGTTTATATGGCACAACAATAAAGCCGAAGCAATGGAAGGATACAATGATGACCTTCCAATGAGTTTGGCGATAGGATTGTGGGTAAGAGATACTGCACTTAGATTAAAGGCAGAGGGAATCGCTCTACAAAAAACAGTCTTAAATAAAATGTTAGATTATGAACCACTTTACACTCCAGAAGAAGAAAAAGCAGAAGGTTGGGAATGGGACGTGGGTGGACAAAAAGAAGATCTAACTTGGTTAATAAAATAAGAGGTAAATTATGGCAAGAACAAGTTTAAGAGCTAGACTACAACGATTATTTTCCACAAATGTAATTGTAAGACATGCAGGTGGAAAAATGTTAAAAATAGCTGATACTGATAGAGTTCAGGCACAGGAAAGAAACCGTCTTGTAGATAGATGGTCAAGACTCCATTCTAATTTAACAACGGGTGGATATGGACACGCACAGGCAATCAGTTTTCAGGCAGAAAGATTGGGCTTATTTAGAGATTATGAAGAAATGGATAGTGATGCTATTATATCGTCAGCACTTGATATTTATGCAGATGAATCCACGATGAAATCAGAATATGGGCAAGTATTAGAAATTCGTTCTGAAAATGAAAACATTCACGATATTCTACATAATCTTTTTTACGATATATTGAATATAGAATTCAATTTGTGGCCGTGGGTTCGTAATCTATGTAAATATGGAGATTTTTATCTCTATTTAGACATTAAAGAAAAATATGGTATTACAAATGTAATTCCACTTTCAGCATATGATGTAACTCGTATTGAAGGTGAGGATCCAGATAATCCATATTATGTTCAGTTTGTAGTTGAAGAAGGAGATGCAAGACACAGTGGTCGTATGCATGGTAAGAAAGAATTAGAAAATTTTGAAGTAGCACATTTCAGATTACTTTCAGATGCAAATTTCATACCATATGGAAAAGGTATGATTGAAGGAGCCCGTAAGGTTTGGAAACAATTAATGTTGATGGAAGATGCTATGTTAATTCATAGAATTATGAGAGCACCTGAAAAGAGAGTTTTCAAAATTGATATTGGTAATATTCCACCATCAGAAGTTGATAACTTTATGCAGAAGATTATCACTAAAATGAAAAAGACACCAGTTATGAGTGAAATTACAGGTGATTATAATTTAAAATATAATATTCAAAATTTAACAGAGGATTTCTTCTTACCAGTTCGTGGTGGAGATAGTGGAACTTCAATTGAGAGTCTTGCAGGATTAACTTATGAAGCAGTGGATGATATTGAATATTTAAGAAATAAAATGATGGCAGCATTAAAAATTCCAAAGGCGTTTCTTGGATATGATGAAAATGTAGGTAGTAAAGCAACACTCGCCGCAGAAGATGTAAGGTTTGCAAGAACGATTGAAAGACTTCAAAGAATTGTAACCAGTGAATTAACAAAGATTGCTATAGTTCATTTATACGCACAAGGATATACAGATGCAGACCTTGTAAATTTTGAATTAGCTCTAAAAAATCCATCCACAATATACGAAGAAGAAATGATTGAATTGTGGAATAATAAACAAAGTCTTGCTACAAGTCTTATGGACTCAAAGATAGCAGATACTGAGTGGATTTATGATAATGTGTTTAAATTTACAGAAGAAGATAAGAAAGAGATAAGACTCGGTATTATCAAAGATCAAAAACGGAAGTTCAGATGGTCACAGATTGAAATGGAAGGCAATGATCCAGTTCAGAGTGAAGAGGCAGTTGGAACACAAGGAGCAATGATGGATGCGGGTGGAGCTGATGGTGGAATGCCAGGAGTACCTGGAGCACAACCACCTGGAGCAAGACAAGGAAGAAGTGGTAAAGAATTAGATTTAAAAATACCAGAAGATGGTTGGCCAGGAAGTGGTCGTCCAAAAGAGGGACCCAAACATGGAAAAGATTCAAGTATAAGGGGTCGAGATCCACTTGGTGCACATGATAAAAGAAAAGGTGGTAGTGGAAGTCCAAAATATGGAGTTGCGTTAGCACATTATGATGCATTGAAGAAAAGTATGGGGAAATTAGGTAGAGAAGATAGAAAAATACTATCTGAATCATCAGATGTAGAAGAAGAATATAAAAATGAAGTATCATCATCTTTAAGTGATACTTAAACGATGAATTATTAGAAGTTTTTATATTTATAGATGAAGAAATATACTATTTAGGAGCATAGATTATGGGCCAGAGAGTAAAGCACTCAAAAATAAAAAATACGGGAATTCTTTTTGAATTATTGTCCCGTCAGATAACAGTTGATGTAATGAATGACAGCGGTAAAAGTAAAGCCGTAGAGATGCTAAAAAAATTCTTTAACGAAAAAACAGAACTCGGTAAAGAAAATCAATTATATCAGGTTTTGTTAAAACAGAATTATAACTCTACTCGGAAGTCAGAGAAATTGGTCGATGTCGTATTGAGAGCCCGAGAAAAATTACAAAATAAGAAACTTCGTAATGAAAAATATAATCTTATTAAGGAGATTAAAAGGAATTACAAAGTAGAAGATTTTTTTAGAGCACGAATTCCTAATTACAAAGTATATGCTTCTATTTATAAAACATTTTTGTCAGAAACAACTCCTGTATTTGACCCGGCGGATGAAGTTGATAGTACATTTACTATTATAGAACATATTACTCGTAATAAAGTTAAACCACGTGATACAGATAGTAAAGTAATTTCTGAATTTAAGAAAGAAGATAAAGATTTACGATTACTTTCTTATCAATTAATGGTTGATACTTTTAATAGTAAATATAAAAATCTTAATTCTATGCAACGAAATTTGTTGAAAGAATATGTTAATAATATTTCTAACACCAATTCGTTAAGAGAATTTGTAAATAGTGAAGTTGTGAAAATTAAAAAAATCTTGTCTAAATTTTTACCAATGGTTACTGATAAAATAACTAAAATAAAGTTAACGGAAGCAATTAAACAGACTGATACTTTATCAAAAGGTAGAATTGTGAAAGACAAACAGGTTGTGGCACTAATGAGGTATTATGAACTCATCAAGGAACTTCACAATGTCACGGGTTAAAGAAAATTTATTTCGTAAACTTGTTCGTGAGTTAGTTAGACAAGAATTAGACGAAGCCAATTCTACTGCGAGTGTAGGTGGTAGCTATAATACACCACATGCATTTGGCGGTAGTAATAAGAAAGGTAAAGGTAAGGGCAAGGCCGGTTATACGGGAGGTCATGATGATCCAACTGATGGAACTGGTCATTTTATTGCCGATGACCCGAAATTGAGAAAAACTGAATCGGTGGTTAATGAGGGAAGATATCACGCTTGGAGAAATGATGAGAGTTTAACATCCAAGCAAAAAATTGGAATGGCCATGAGAGAGACTCGTGATAGTCTTGCAGAATTAGAGAGGGTGGTTGGATATAATGTAAAATTAAAGAATGAGTTAAATGTGGATAGTAGAGATTATTGGAAGAATACACATAAAGCTCTAAGTAAAATTAGTGAAAGATTAGTTAAATTGTCTAATAAAATTGGACGACTTTATTAATAAATAACGATGTCTTTTAAAGAGAACAAAAAGTCCTATATGGATTCGTTGTTCAGTATTAGTACACTTCTAAAGAGGTGGCATACTGAAATACAACGAAAAGATGTGGATAAGAATTATATGATTAATAATTTAACCAAGTGGATTAGAAAATTAGAAGATCTAAAACACGAAATAATGATGAGGAAAGATAAATGACAAAACACATATTACAAGATAATTATGAGAGATTTTTTGGTAAATTATTAGCTGAGGCTAGGTGGAATAATGATGACTTAAAACACGGTGGAGCTGCACCAAAAAATTGGAAAACATATTTTGCGGATCGTAGTAATCCAAAGTTTATTGAACACACTGCTATTCTGCTTAAGAAACAACCTATATGGGATGTTCAAAAAGAATTGAAAGATAAAGGGGTAAAAACAGATAAACTTCAAGGTCATGCAGGTTGGTTTTTAATAGCGTCAAAAAGTCAGCACCGAAATTTAAAAGGGCTATTAGATCAGATTGAAGAAATACCTGGTAAGAAGGGTATTACATATGATATTAGGAAAATAAATAAATTTGGAGATGGTTTACCAGATATGACAATGGGGTCGCCAATTTCAGATGGAGTGGATTATATTAATAAAATGGTAAAGAAACTATAAATAAAATGATTAAACTTAAAGATTTATTAAAAGAATCTACTATGTGGGATAGAAAGTTTGGGGAGCCACTTCTTACTTTCCAAGATGTGATGCAAAAACATCAACAGAAGAATTTATTAACTGAAAGAAGTCTTTCAGACGAAATGAGAGAATTAAAAGCTTATATTGATAATGATTCCAGTTTATATCGTCAAAGATATATTCCAATATTGAAAAATTTGTCACATAAGAAGGAACAAGGAAAATATCGTAAAGGTTTAGCTTCAAAAGCATTTATGTATTTGATTGATGATGGTGCAAAAAGATATGTTAAGTCTTACGGTGGAAATGTAAGAGATGATTTTCCAAAACGACAAAGACAGATATTAGCAAAAGATTATGTTGATGAATTTGAAGAAACTTTTAAAAATCAAGAATTTGATTTTATGAGACAGGAGAAATAAAATGTTAAAATTAAAAAAATTAATTAAAGAACATAGTTGGGATAGAGAATTTGGGGATCCACTTCCTACATTTGAAGATGTAATGGAAAAACACCAAGAGAATAAATTTAAAGAAGATTTAGATTCTGTTGATAAAGAAGATGATGATGTAGATAATGATGGTGATTCAGATGCAAGTGATGATTATCTAAAGAATCGTAGAGATGTAATTTCTAAAGCTATTGAAAAGGAAAAGGGTAACCAGTCAAAACAAGAAACTCTTATGATTGATGGTAAACAATATCGTATAATTAGTGAAGATGTGGAAAAAGAATCAAAATTAAATGAAGCACTCCCGTCCTGGTACAAAGATGGTGCGAAACTTGTTAAACAAGTAATGAAAAAAAATAGGATAAAACCAATTTCTGGAGGTGGGATGATGTCTTCATGGTCAAGTATAGCTAGAAAGATACGATCTGGACAAGAGTTTGCATATTCTATTAAACCGAGTCATGAATTTGCAGAATTATATCATAGCAGTTTAGACCAAAATTCAAAGAAAATTTCTATATTAGCAAAAAAATTAGTTAAAGATATTGAAAAGGCTGGTATGGCAGCTAGTTTTGATGGTGATTTTTCGATACATTATCGTTCACAAGATATTGCAGAATCCATATATGAATTTTCAGAGTTCTATAAAAGATTTAAGAGACAGGAGTAAAAAGATGGCAAGACAATTATTAGTAGATTATTTACCATTTGAAATAACAAGAGAACAGATAGCAGAGTCTCTTAAAGAAAATAATGGTCGTTTAATCGTTCATGGTGTATTACAACGGTCA